ATGCTCACCGTTAAGCAGATTGAAGCAGCAAAGCCGAAAGAAAAACCATACCGCCTTCTCGATGGTAATGGCCTGTACCTTTATGTCCCTGTATCAGGGAAAAAGGTATGGCAGCTTCGCTACAAGATTGACGGTAAGGAAAAAATACTGACCGTAGGAAAATATCCACTAATGACTTTGCAGGAGACAAGAGATAAAGCATGGACCGCGAGGAAAGACATCTCGGTTGGCATCGATCCGGTAAAGGCGAAAAAGGCTTCGTCTAACAACAATTCCTTTAGTGCGATTTACAAGGAATGGTACGAGCACAAGAAGCAAGTATGGTCAGTAGGGTATGCGACTGAACTTGCAAAAATGTTTGATGACGACATTTTACCTATCATCGGCGGCCTTGAAATTCAGGATATTGAGCCGATGCAACTGCTGGAAGTAATCCGCAGATTTGAAGATCGCGGTGCAATGGAGCGAGCCAACAAAGCACGCAGAAGATGCGGAGAGGTTTTCCGTTACGCTATTGTCACCGGAAGGGCTAAATATAACCCGGCACCTGACCTTGCTGACGCCATGAAGGGATACCGCAAGAAGAACTTCCCGTTTCTTCCTGCAGACCAGATCCCGGCATTCAACAAAGCACTGGCAACATTTTCAGGAAGTATCGTATCGCTCATTGCGACCAAAGTTTTACGCTACACAGCCCTAAGAACGAAAGAGCTTCGTTCCATGCAATGGAAGAACGTCGATTTTGAAAACAGGATTATCACTATCGACGCCAGTGTGATGAAGGGACGCAAGATTCATGTTGTCCCGATGTCGGACCAGGTGGTTGAACTTCTCACTACGCTAATCTCCATCACCAAACCAGTATCAGAGTTTGTTTTTGCCGGGCGTAACGATAAGAAGAAGCCAATCTGCGAGAACGCGGTATTGCTTGTGATCAAACAAATCGGCTATGAGGGTCTGGAAAGCGGTCACGGATTCAGGCATGAATTCAGCACGATTATGAACGAGCACGAATGGCCCGCTGATGCTATTGAAGTGCAACTGGCACATGCCAACGGCGGATCTGTGCGCGGTATTTACAACCATGCTCAGTATCTCGATAAGCGCAGAGAAATGATGCAGTGGTGGGCGGATTGGCTTGATGAAAAGGTGCTGTAATCCTCATATCCAACCTAAGAGATATGCACAATTTTGTGAATAAGATATTGAGAATTAGCGAAAAGTTTTATTTTGCGTATCATCAATTCAGAATACAAAGTTACATGCTAATGTTCTGCATTGGTATCTTTTGCTTATCCATGTCTACATTATCGCCAAAAAAATAGGTTTTGTCTATCAATTATTTGAATTACTTCCATGAAATTATAACGCACTTGTAATTTTTGATTATTTTTACCTCTCAAGTGTTTTGTTTCTTCTATCTCTTTGTATTTTTAGCGAAAGTATGCCATATTGCATTCTAATATAACGTGGCGTTGTTTCTGTTTAATGATTTAAATAGTTCAACATAATATTTGCTAACAAATTATATCCAAGCAAATCATATGATATTATCATTACAATATATTAGAGGAATAGCATCATTACTTGTTGTTTTATTCCACTTCAGATTCTTGCTAAATGAGCACTACTCTCAGAAAGATTTGGGTGACCTATTATTTGGGAATGGGCTGTCTGGAGTTGATATATTCTTCATATTAAGTGGATTTATCATCGTATACTCAACAAGAAAGAAGGAAGTTAATGATACTTTCTCATTCTCAATTAGAAGAATATTTAGAATATACCCATTACTAATCACATGCTGTTGCATGTATTACATAATAAACACTCAATTTCTAACCTATGCTACAGTTGAAAACTTTAGAACCTTGCTTATTTCCATCATTCCATTAAATATAAACTGGAATGAAGGTGCTCCATTCTTTGCCTATAATCTTTTGTACCCGGCCTGGACGATAACATATGAAATTGGTTTCTATGTTTTTTTCGGGGTATCAATGTCTATTTCGCATAAATACAGAACAATTATCTGTTCTGTTTTTATAATCATGGTGGTCTCATTTACACAATACTATGTGAATGGAAATATATCATTTTCAGGTGATGTTAGTGCAGGGTTATTTACAGATAACTGGTTATTAGGATATACAAATGTTATTACATCTCCAATGATGTATGAATTCGTTATTGGGATGTTTCTTTCTGAAATATTTATAAACATCAACGAAAGCAAAAGTATTAAAAGGATACTTTCAAAGTATTCGCTTCAAATACTATGGATTTCATGTGGTATATCCATAATATTATTCATTATCCAGCGACCTTATGGGCATGGATTGAATGGATTTGGGACTATGGCGATGATACTTATTGCATCATCATTAGTATATGAATACTGCAATATAACACCCAAAATAAAAATATTTAATTTCCTTGGTGAAATATCATATTCTTTATATCTAATTCACGCCGTGATACTTGCTTTGTTCTTCTATTATAAGGCAGACCTTGCTGAAATTGGCATAACTGGTGGATTTTCTGTGTTTTTTTCCTTGGTTATTATCTCAATAACTGCATCATATCCAATATATATTCTCATTGAAAAACCAATGATAAATATAGGCAAACGTTTAATTGACAAGAGAAATAAGAGCATTAATAAAAAAGAAACCGAAATAACAGCGTAATAATGACAAAGTTAGTGCCGGATACCCCGGCACTTTTTAATCAATTTCGTAAGTGACAGTGATTATCACCTCTGCATTATTACCCAAAACATTTTGATATATATTCATATTACCTGATAATGTAGTTGCTCCAGTAAGAGTTATATAACTACTATTTGCATCAACCCTTGGAAGTAAAGCGGTAACTGCTGTTGTTAAATTATTATAGTAGCCTGTACTTCCAACATATGCAGCTTTATTGCTTGATACATATGGTAACCCTCCAATTCTGAAACCATCTCCTGACCCAATTAAAGTTATACCAAGGTGACATATTGCTGTTATGATATTGCCACTCCTGACATAATTTCCTTTCTGCTGATAATATGTGGCATTACCACCTACAGTCGGAATCCAAACTCCAGTTTCTATATCACCACATGACCAGTCTTCTGCTGTTGTTAGTTTTCCAGTAACAATAAATTTACTTCCACCACCAGAATTATAAGGAACAAAAATTGGATTTATTCTTGCATAAGTGTTACCGGTCTGCTCATTAAGATCATTTCTATCAATAAGAACTTGACCATTTTCGAAGTTTGAAATCTGGCAGTCTGTTACACTCCAGTCTCTTAACTTCACATCAGCATCCATGACACCAATAAGCTTACCAGCATTACCAATTTTTTCTTTATGCATATTTACATACACATTTCTTACCGTAACAGACTGAGGGAACAGATAATTAGCAGGATTAGTTTTATCACTTAAAATAGATATTACCCAAGGTCTGTATTGAGTACTTACTTCACAATAAAATCCATCAATAAGCGTTCCAGATGCCGCTGGTCCAAGTAGTATTCCACCTGTAGAGTGATGCGCACTACCTCCAATTACTCTCCCCTTAACGCAGTTAATATAGGCAAAATATCCTAAATCTTGATTGTCATAGGCTGACATAGCACAGTCTCTAACTGTTACTCGAGAATTTCCTCCGTCATAAGCTGAGCCATCAGTTTTCTTACCAACTATTGATATAAAGTTACCAATAGCAACTCGACTATAAAAAGTTTTTTATAACACCCCTCAATTAAAATATCCCAGTTTTCAAACTGAGCATATATATCATAAGAGCTGGCATTCCCATAATCTATGAAATCACAACATCTTATTTTCGGCGTATAAACGGCACTTTTTATCTTTATACCACCTAATGCTCTCTCCCCACCTGTGAATCTAATGCCAGTAACGGTGTAATCGCCTTGATAGAAATTATCTGCGGTAGGATTATTTTCGTCAGAATCATCACCCAATATAATAGCAAATTCACTCCCTGAATAATTAATTGTCGCCCCCTTATTTGAATATATAGTTACAGGTCTTATAAACTCCAAAGAATTACTTATTAGATACTCTCCATAAGGAAAAAAATCTCAACTGGTGGTGAGTACTTTGGTCTGGAGTTTACGTAATTCATAATATTGATTACACCAACATCATAGATAATCGCCACCTTCTGGCGAGGAGCTCCTGATGCAATTAATCGCCAGGCCTACGCCCATTATTCAGGGGTAAATTTTGGACGGAGCCCCCAATTCCATCCTCAATTCTCCCTCGCACTGAGGAGTAGTAAGTGCAATTATTTAAAAAATCGCAAACAGAATATTATCATTTATTCTTGCATTCTGTTAATTAAAACCACACATAAAAACGTTGATACTTGATAAGTAAGTAGAGTATTATTAATGGTTTTAATAACGAACCTTTTAATCATGAGAAGCCTCAAATGACTAGTACCAATAACATAACAAGAAAAAAAATGGATGGAGTAACAATCTTAAGATTTATAGCTGCTTTTTATGTGTTTATTTTTCACATTAACATGAGAGTCCCCGTTAATTTTGGAGAGCTTATTAATAAAACCATTAGCAATGGCGTCATTGGCATGAGTATTTTCTTCATGCTTTCTGGTTTTGTTTTGACTTATAATTACTATGGTTCCTTGTCAAACAATTACTTCAGGAAGCGAATAGCAAGAATATTTCCAGCCTATTTATTTTGTGGGCTTTTAACCCTCCCATTTTTGTTATCCAGCGATGCAAGCTTTTTAAAAATGATTGCAAGCATATTCTTGTTTGTTACTGGAATGCAATCATGGATTTATCAGACCTTCGATTTTTGGAATTTTAGCGGTACCTGGTCAATATCAGTGGAATTGTTTTTTTATGCCCTGTTTCCATTTTTGATAAAAAACATCAACAAAAACAATGTAATTTACGTTTTACTTTTTTCATATTTATCTTCAGCATTATTAATCCCATTATCTGATATAATTCAGGGACCTGTAGTTTGGTCCGTATATTACGCAACTCCAATATACAGGTTACCAGAATTTGTGGTGGGCGTCTGTATCGCAATACTTTTTTTAAATGGCTATCGTGTTAACCATTATACATGGCTATTAAGCATTTTATTATTTCTGTATGCTACCACCCAGCAAAACAATAACTCCATGGGGGTGAACTATCTCACAATTCCTGCGATATCAATTATGTTATTGCACCTGGCAAAAATCAACATCAAAAACAATATTGCAAACAGAGCGATCATTTACTTTGGAGATATAAGTTATTCGTTTTATTTGATGCAATTACCTATATTATATTACCTGGATCATAATAAAAACTCATTTATTCTTAACTATGGTCTTTTTAGCTGGCTTGTACTTTTTGTTATTAATACTGCAATGGCATCATTATCTTATCACTTTCTGGAGAAGAACGATAAAATCAGAAAAATAATCACATCCTGATTTATTAGGGGGACCTCCCCCTAATAATACACCACATAATTTCAACGTATTATCTCTGGTCTTTCAGGCCAGGTTATTTCTGGCACTAAAGATAAATCCACTGACATTAAACTATTAACATATTCCTTCCATAATAAAAGATTGCCCTTGTTATTTTCACTTATAATACCGAGTAACAAATCTGACTGCCAGTTCATAATTAAACTATTAGCACTATCCAGCAGACACTGTCTTTCATTCTCTGCCTCACGAAGTAATTCATCATGTGTTTTTGGCGGCTGCGTAGGTGACGAAAGCTTTCCCTTATCATAGAACCAACCAATTCTTACATTATCGGATACAGGTATAACTAACGCATTAGTTGGTTGCCAGGCACTCTCACCATCCCATACAGCAATATTGGTAACAACACCATTTTCAATAACGGCATAGTTCATCATGCATACTCCCAAATGATTGCAATACCAGCCATTCCGCTACCTCCGGCACGCTGCTGCGTCGCTCCACCGTAAACACAGGCGCCACCGCCGCCGCCGCCATGGCCATTAGCATTAATACCTTCGCCTACAATGGCTTGCGACCCAGCCCCCGCACCAAGGATTGAATCGCCTCCAGGCCCACCAATCGCCAGACTGCCAGAAAACCGAATGCCTGGTGAGTTATAACCACTTCCGGATCCGATAATATTGGCACCTGTAAATCCCGGTTCAGTATATGCCCCATACGGACCAACAACCCCAGGAGCAGTGCCTTCAGCAAGAACATTCCCACCAAGACCACCTTTGGCAATTATGGTATTGCCGAAAGAGGTTGCTCCCCCGGGAGCACCAACCGACGCACTTGCACCAGTGCCACCATATCCTATTGTCACAGTAGTTACGGTTGGATTATCCACGCGAGCTTTAACATACTCCCCGGACATCCCCCGCCACCACAAGCAGCATTATTGGGATAACCGACCTGACAACCACCACCGGCCCCACCACCACCAACAATTTCAACAATAATAAATCTTGTGCCTTTTGTCGGAGTGTATGTACCTGAGCTTTTAAACACCTGACACTGTATAAGCCTCCCGGAGCCATCTCCCAAACCAAGATTTTCGAGAGCCGTTTTCACCGTGCCGTCCGATTTAATATCACCAAACGGATTCTTGCGGCTCAGGTATTCAACAGCAAACCCCGATCCCAGCAATTCAACAAAACCGGGCAGATCACCATTATCAAGCACATCCCGTTGCGTTTTATCACTTACAAACTGGGCCAGAGCTGCAGCAATAAAGCTGGCCTGCCGAATAACCTTATTGACTTGCGCACTGGAGGCTTTCCCTGCTGTAAATCCGGATAAAAGCGCGGGCAACGCTTCCCATTCCTCCTGCGATATAACATTGGCATTTCGATCCGTTGCAAACGCTTTAAAGTCATTTTTCGCCATCAGAGTAATACTCCCCATGCTCCTACATCAAAACCACTGATGAATTCGTTATCCATATCAAAACCAAAAAATTTTGAGCCTTCCGATGGGGTTTCCACCGAAGGTGTTTCAATGCCACCCGCCCATACCCCGGCAGCTTTTACTGTGAGATACCCCTGTTTAATTGCCGCAATTAACTCACGCGATACATCTGAAATATCAGTATCAGGAAAGACCCAGACCGATATCGTCATGTCCTGGTTATCGACTATCTGCATTCGCAGCCCGGATCCTGCTGTTGCAGCGTCAAGAATTGCCGGAAGCGAATCATTCCGTCCATCCCAGTTATTAATCGCAATCTTCGCTTTAAGAATGACACGATAAGTTTCATCGCTGAGGTACATGTATCCGGAATCAGGATCGTATGGTCCCTGCCATACCCCCTGATCATATCCAAGCCCGTCGGTATCCCAGCTGAAATAGACACCTGAGATAGGCTGGCTGACAACACGGCTACGTCCGATCCACAATCCCAGAATGTCAAGTTGCACACCAACCGCAGAGTCAATATCAAATGCAGTAATCAGCCCTCTGGTGGCAGCCGCAACATCAATAAGCGGCCGGGTCATCAGATCAACATGCGCAAGAAATTTAGGTTTGGTGGCGTGGTAGTTCGTGATTAGTTCGGTGTATTTGCTCATGACTCCACCGTTATAACGATATTTTCCGGGGTACAGGACGCAGATTCGTTGTATCTGATATCAATGTTTGATGACGACAAAGCCCCGGGGATTTCCCAATCGTCAGTTCCTGAATATCGTAATAGCGTGCATTCCCGCCACTCACCACGCCAAGATTCGCCGGTGAGTAAATGCGACTTAAAAGGACCGAATCACCAATCGTCAAACTATTGATATAGTCGGAAATAGCCTGCTGGATCTGCTGCCCTATCTGTGAGGTATAACCCGTAAAAACTTTTAATTTAATCCGGGCATAAACAGGCACATCACTGGAACGCGAGAATTTGATTACATGGGGATTGCCGTATTTATCCGGAACCGTAACGGATGTTGTACCGTGAGTGGCTGTCCCCTGGCCTTTATTCCCTCTGATAGCCTGAGCAATATCCGTCACATCACCGCCATCCACAATTACAGCAACAGAGTGTGGCGGTAACCCGTTACCGTCCTCCGAACCAGTATCGTTTTCATAGAGTTTGTGGCGGGTTACACCGGTAACATTAGAAACAGCACCATCCAGTGCTTCAAATGGGGTTATTGATGGCAACGCAACACTTTGCGACTGGCGGATACGTAACTCAGCATCAGTTTCTGCCGGAGAGCCAACAGTAGCCGCAGCAGGATTAGTTACCGAAACCCAGCCACGGGTTGGCGTATTAATTTCAGTGATAGTTCCAGCCAGCGCCGCCACTGCACCACTGACGGAACATGTTGCGGTCGCCATCACTGTACCATCCACGCCGACCACCACTGAAGCAGGCAAACGCCATATCACATTATTACTGTCTTTCACGCTGCCATTAATGATGGTTGTTCCGGCAGTTCCTGTAAGAAGCAAATCAACCGTAGAGTTCGTCGCGCCTTTACGTGAAATACCATTTATTTTCACGTTACTGGTCAGTGCAGCCCCATAGCCGGTTGCCGGTGAAAAACAGTTGTAGACAGTTATCGCCATATTATTGGCATCATGAATCGCCAGCGCCATCAGAGCCACCATCTGGCCGTCTTTGCTGTCCGGTTCGAGGTAGGCATCACTGCCATAAATCTGCTGAAAATAGCTAATCAGGGTGCTGAGTATCGTCTGATAATCAGGCGCACTGATCCCCTCCGCGGTTACCTTTGCAGATAAACCGAGAGAATCAAGGTTCAGAGCCATTACGCCTCCGATGTAACAGTCGTTATTCCATAGAGAGTGTCGATTTCAGCGGAAAACATGACACGTCGGGTCGTGGTATCCACCGTCGTATTGAAAGAGAGGATTGATTTAACGCCCTGCGTTTCGAGGATGCGCTTACGGATCGCCAGGTTGTAAGTTTCTGGTTTTTGCCTGCCCAGCACGGACTGGATCCACGGTGTTCCCTCTGTGGTATCAAGAAACCATTGCCCATACCACAATTCGAATCGCGTTTTCACAGCCTGCGCCACGGCCTCAGGCGAGTTAATCAGCCAGGTGTCATCACCGCTGCCAAAGGTGTAATCGCCATCGGCGTCTTCACGTCTGTATCGCATCAGTTTACCCCGTCGGTACTGCTTCCACCACGCTGAACACCACCATGAGTGTGTGTATCATCGATTGGCTTGCCATTAGCCTTCACGCTCCCCAAAAACTCAACAGCACCAGTGATTTTTGAAGCCACACCAGAAACCACAGACCCCACCATGCCCCCCATCCAGGTTAACAGGCCATGAATGGTTACTTTCTCAGAAAAATCAGCCAGAGGGGCAACCACATCAAGCCCCCGGGAGCAACAATTTTAATTTTCCTGGTATCAGGATTAAGCTCAAAATAGGTGCTGCCGTCATCACTACGCAACTGTGTGGCACTGGTATTAATACCGCTAATCTTCCTTGCCTGCGACTGGGGACCGACAATACAAAACGCATCCGATAAATCATGCATTCTGTCATCGACCGGCTCCTGTATCCCGCCACTCTGCCACCAGAAATCAATACAACGATCGGCAAAAATCACCAAACATTCATCACCGGCTTTTACCGGAAAAGTCAACGTGCAGCCTCCGCCGCGCGGGAATACCACTGGCACATCCACCAGCAATGGGTAATTTTTGGTAATGCGGTTGCCGTCGTTATCAATTTCAACGTAACGGATAGCAGGCTGTACAACCGCCGTCACCGCATCAGGAGCGAATGACTGAACAATGCCAGGCAAGGCGACACGGATCTGGTTCTTTGTTGTTTCCCGTTCAGATTTGAATGTTTCAGCAAGGTCGCCGCTGCGGGTCTGGTCAGATACTGCCATTTAGTAGGCTCCAGAAAGCAAAAAACCCGCCGGGTGGCGGGTTCATTATTGAAGTTTCATTACTGCTTGTTTGCTTCTAACGCTTCAGCTATTCGGCGAAGATACTCATTGTTTTTAAATGAAACCATGATGCACTCAAAGAATATTCGGCAAAATACAGCACATAACAAAAGCACTAAAGCGCCAGCAGCCTTCCCATTAACAAACGTTATAATGGCGGCAACAACCAGAAGTAACATTGTGATGCCATACAGAACGTTGATGATTTTTGGAGTTATTAATTTATCAAATCCGAACATGCGACAAATTCCTTATCGTGAAAGTAGAAGTATCACATTATAATTACGAGTGATTAATCAACAATCTTTTTGCATGGAAAGGAACCGATGATTTTCGGCGCATCCATGCTGTTCTGCAGCAGTTGGACATTCAGGAAAGCTTTTCCGTTACGTTTCACAAACTCAAAGCCGTAATTGTTACCATCACGGGAAGGCATCAGGCCCATGTTCATTTTTATGTTTGAATAGTCACCATCTTTTCCCAGAAATTTTATCTTCTGTGATGTGACAGTTTCACCGTTAATAACAGTCATTCCGTCACCGGTCATCGTGTAGTTGCCGCACTGAATTGCAGCCATCGCCGGAGCAGTAACCATCATAACTAACGCCAAACATAACCGTTTCATTAAAGCCCTCTTTCCCTCGCTGATGAGGAAACAAGATCCGCCGCGCCACGCGCTTCGCACATCATATCCATGTACCACGCCTGGCCCCTTGTATCGCCAGTGTACATAATCCCGCGCACAATATAAACGCCATCCGTTGCGATGCTGGCAGGTTGTGCTGTGGTGCCGCTGAGTGTGATATTTCCGTCCGTGTTCTGGTCGGTGATCTGCCCACCAGCCATCGCAATATCATTGTTCGACAGCGCGGTGCGGTACACGGAAGCCTGATCCAGCTGAATGAGCCCGTTAACCCGGATGTTCGGATTAATAAGCGCGCGGACGTTTACGCCGTTACCGATAGTCTGCTGCGGCATGCCAATAAGCCCGGTAGCGCTGTTGAGCACAATCGCTTCGTGAACATATTCATTATTCGCCACCATCTGGCGTTGACCATCCACGAATTGCCATGTTGCGCCACATTGCCCGGCTACATTATCCATAAGATGCCGCGTCATGCCAAAGAGTACCCGCCCCCGGGGGAATACAGTAGCAGGCATTTCAGGCGTCAGGCCTTCGGTCGCACCTTTGGCTTCGAAGTCTTTCATCAGCGCACGGTTCACATCAGCGACCGTGTAACCGGCAGCCAGCGTCTGTGAGGTTATACTGGTGGCAAAAGCCAGATCTGTATCGGCTGCCTGAATCAGGACGTAGGAATCAACCGGGCTGTCTTTTCCTGTGACCGAGTAGCGAATTTCACCGCTGAAAATCAGTCCGTAGTTGCGGCCATCACTCTGGCCCACGTCCGCCGCATCAACCTCCCGCACGGTCCCGACATCGCTTGCCGACACCTCCGGCGCGATACCGTCGTAACCCGCAATCAGACGCACTTTCGAAAACTCCTGCCCGGTAATTCGGTTCACAGTATCTGCCGAGAGGTTATAAATTTTGATAGTCCCTACCCGGGACGCGCTGCTGATGTTGAACCAGTCGATCGTAAAGGTGACTTTGAAATCACTTAGCTCAATTCCCTGACCGTTCCCGTCCACAAGCTGCAGCTCGAAATGTCTCATCCAGTTCTGTGTCATGCTTACTCCGTTGATACCAGTAAATGACTGCGCCCGCCCAGGTCAGTTTTCGTGGGATAATCCTGTGTGTTGTCATCGCAGACCACCAACAGCTTAAAACCAAGTCCCATACAGGCGTACTGCGCCAGCAGGTCAGCGCCAGTGACGAGAGGTATACCGGAGATTACCGGCTCCCCTCTGTCGTTCTGCAGGTCCATAATCCAGTAAGGATCGCGCCATATGATGCTAATCCGCCAGGTGACACCACCTAGGACGATGCTGAACTGCTGGTTGTCCGCTGTCAGCGGAATTTCCTGAATTGTCATTATCCGCCTCCCAGTAATGACACCACGTTACCCGTGATGCTTTTCAGCAGTGAAGTATCTGGAGGCTTTGTGGTTTTGTTGCCGCTGTTCTGTACCGCCGACATGCTGGCCCCTTCCTTCATGTTGGTTTTATCAGCGACGGTGATCTGCTGTGTCCGGGAGATAAGGACCTCCCTCAGGGTGAGGACGGCGGACAGGACGTTTTCGGTTGTCTTGTCCGTCGTCACTTCCAGCGCCCGGATCAACATGTTGCTGTACAGCCGTTTACCGGTTACCACATCGAAGGGGATACGGCTTTCCTGCAGATCCAGTAGCTCCTGATACGTCTGCTGAGGACTCAGGCCGAGCAGGCTGGTAGCCGTCAGATTACTGGCAAAATCCAGCAATGCGCCGCCACCGGCGAAACCAACCTCCATCACCACTTCTGACGGTTTTTTATAGGCATGATCAGCGACAGCGGCCCCAACCTCTACCGGATGCTCTGTTATTTCAAGCATATCTGTATGCTTCTCTGAAATAACAACACTGGGAACAATCATTCCTATTTTTCTGCTCTGCTGATGAAAAAGTGTAGAGAGAATATCCACTAACCCACCCTCACCTGATTACTTCGCATGACCTGAGCATTTGCAGACTGTTGCCGACGTGCAACCTCATTACCGACAGCGTGCGGATCTCCGCCACCGTAAATGTGGTAAGTATTTTGCTGGTTAACCTCTGTCATTTTGCCACTAATTCCCGCCACGGCAGCCTTATTAATCAGCTCTCGAGAATAGATATTTCTTCCATTTTCATGCTGGATAATGCTGCTCATCAATGCTGACATGGTTTGCGGATCGCTCATATTCAGGGCAGCCCGGGGATCCACTCCCAGTCGTTGCGATACAGCCCTGATATACGCAGTTGTGTTGTTATTATCAGACGCAGGTGCCCAGGTAGAGATAATTTTCTCCACACTGTTTATTCCCCGTCCGGCGTACAGCATTAACTGACGAGCAAGAGCCCGTAATCCATCAAAAGCAGTTTCAAATCTGGCAAATCGCCCGCCCGGGCGTTCAAGAGAAGCCCCTGCCTGACCAGCAAAATTAAGGTTTCCCGGATTGTTATTCCGTTCTCCTCGTTTCGTAGCCTGTGCATATTGTTCCGACTCATCATCACCAAACCAGCCGCGTACCGTCCGGCCCACACTGCGGGGATCGAATCCCCAGTGCTCTTTAATCCAGTCGGCAGTACTGTTAGCGCTGTCTGTAACCATCGGCATCGCTGACGGATTTTCGCTGCCCTGATTAAGTATCTGTTTGCCGATGCTGACGGCATCAGCCCAGCGGCCATCTTTGATAGCGTTGAGCAGGTCGGCGATCATGTTCAGCATTTTGCTGAATTCGCCCATCTGGTCGATGAAGTTGCTGAAATCCCACTTCAGGGACCATGATTTGGGGTCAATATTGAGCAGTTTCGCCAGCGCTTTCGCCAGTTCATTAACAGACCCTTTCAGGTCACGAACCATCTTCAGCGCGGCATCGACCTCCGGCTTCCACTTGCCCCAGTCAATCAGGCTGTCGCCGCCTTCCTTCCAGGTCTGATAGTCCTCCCACAGAAGGGCAATCCCCGCCGCCAGCGCGGTAATGAGGCCAATCGGCGACATCCAGAACGTACTGTTCAGAATGCGCAGCGCAATCGTCAGCGCGCCAAACAGCGAGATGAGCTCCCGCGTTTGCTTATCCAGCGATTGCCACCAGGTGATGAGGCCTGATGTTCCTTCAATCAGTCTGAAGAACAGCCGCCCGATAATATCCCCGAGCGCCAGAATGCCTTTTATGGCTTTCGTCAGGGTCAGCTCGATACGAGGGAAGTTGTCCAGGATATGGCGGCGCAGGGTGTCCAGCGAACCCGCAAGCCCACCCGCAAGATTAGAGCCGATTTTGTCACGGGCCATGCCTGCCATCGCGCTAAACTCACGCAGGGAGGTCATAAATTTGTTGGAGCTTCTGGCCGCCTCGTCAGCATTGAAGCCGATAGCTTTCGCCATTGCGCTGTACTGCCCGGAGAAGCCACCCACACCCCGGCGCATCGCCATAAGGGTATTTTCGTCAATGCCCAGCATCTGCGCATACTGGTTAGCCCGGTAATACGGCATGCCGCTGAGCTTCTGGCCTACACCTGTAAAAATAGCGGCCATGTCACGCATGTTACCGCTGGCATCCCGTGTCTGTACCCCCAGACGATTCAGAAATCCCTCAGCCCCGGGGCTATTACGGATAAAACGGGCAAGGCTCTCCAGTGACCCGCGCGCAGCGTCTGCACTGCCGCCAACCTGCGAAACCGCATAGCCAATAGACTGAATTCCATGGACCGTCGCGCCGGTGCGCTGTGACGCCCAGTAAAGATTATCCAGACCGGAGGCGATCTTAGCCGTGAAGGCCACCACGGACAGTGCAGTTCCTTCGACGGCCAGCCCCATTTTGATGACATTTGCAGTTGTACCGGCGAGGACAGAACCGAACTTTTTCGCTCCTGCATCATCCACACTGAAGCCAAGCGAGACGAGGAAATCTTTAATAGTTTCAGCGTTCATTATCCTCTCTCCATTTCTCAATGCGCCGCTGGTTATCCGCTTTTACCGCCAGATGGTCATTCAAAAGAGCAATATCGTACAAATCGACAGAGCCATCTTTAAGTGCTGTATAAGGAATTAACCCGGCGTCAACCGGATTGAGAAGGTAGGACAGCCCGTCCGGCAGGCTGTTAAACGTCAGCCCTGTTGCAGGCTCTGCGTCGTGCTGGTAAGGGGTGTAGGCAAAAAATTTCCCAGCGAATCGGCGACCACCCGCGCCACCAGCTGCAGCATGACCAGCAAGTCAATATCATCAAACATCAGTTCGCCCTGGGTAAATACCGGAACCCATCCGTCCATATGACGCCGCGATACCACCGCAAGACAGGGATGAATAATCGCATCGGTGTCATCTTCGGTCAGGGAAGACAGTTCCTCAGCGATACGCGGGAGCATGGTTTCAAACACCGGTTTTAACTGCTCGAATTTCACGGTGTCGATTTTGCCATCAGCAGGCAAACGGGAGCGAATGCTCCCGAAATCTGACATCATTCCTGCCAGCACCGGCAGAAGTTTGCGGGTCACTTTCAGCTGGTCAAAAACGCTGAGTTTTGCCACGCGATATTTCACGCCTTTGATTTCGAATTCCATGTATTAAAACTCCCCGAGAACCTGGTCAATCTTGCCGCAGTCAAACACCCACGGCATCGTATTACCGGTTTTAGCGTTGGCGTTATCCGGTTGTTTCTGGAACGCAACACTGCGTGCCGTGATGATGTCGCCGCTGACCTTGTTGCGGATCACGATAACGTTATTCCCCCATGTGGCAGAAGACTGGCTCTGTGCGTTATACGCCAGCGACAATTTTTTATTTGTCGGTGATGTCTTCAGAAGGTTAACGGTAATCGTCCCGCTTTTATCTGCATGGAGACTGTGCATCACTTCGCCATCAGCACCGATGGTCATGGTGTTTTTAGGACCGCCCATCGCAACCACAATCCCCTCTTCAGAACTTGCCGAACCGTACCCGAGGTCAATCGAACCGGTCGGCCCGGTCAGCGTCGCAGTGACATCCATAAAAGAATAGGTAGACATTCACTTCCCCTTAGCGAACAACGTTAATCTGTACGTCAGCGTAATGAACCGCGCCTGCAAGTTTTATTGCAGCCTGAATCACCGGAGCCTTACGGGCTTCACGTTCTGATTGTGCCTGTTCATCCAGCGGCTGGGCGTATACGTAATAACCTTTGGGCAGCGTGTCACCTGATGACAACTGACCCAGGTCGCCACCGTTCCATACGCCCGGAGCAATCAGTCCATTCTGAACGGCCTGATCCAGTGATTTTTCAACATTTGATAACAGTCGGGTAATACCGGCTTCAGTCTGGGGAACTTTCGTGGTGCTGGTATAAAGCAGGTTATAGAGGCTGGTCTGCACATAATTCTGTAACCAGTCCAGGCCGTGGCGTTCATCAAAGAAATCGCCGTTAGCCATCACTCCCTGCTGGAGGATAGCTGTATCATTCTGGTAGTACACGAACACATTGCAGTTTTTTGCATCAAGTGCCGATGCCTGGCTGACTGTCAGTGTTTCATACCCGACCCCCGGCGCCTGCTTAAACTTGAGCGTAATCGCGGTATTACTGCCATTGAAATTAACCGTGAATGCCCGGCCAAATGCAGATAACGCAGCGTATTTATTACCCGATGAATACTGAATAAAACTGCGTGAATATCCGGCGGTTTTCAGTTTTGATGCCAAATCATCTCTGGATGCAGTCTGCAGGCATTTCTCATCGCTTGTCGTAATCGCCAGAATACGGCTTACAGAAGAGGATTCGATCGCCGCAGCCACTTTCAGCCAGTCTGCATCCGGAATATCTTCATCGTCTGCAATCCCCAGTCCATACCATGAAGTATAATCAAGCATGGCATTCACAGCCTGCTCCAGCGTCTCAGGCGTGGCCTGTTCGCTGTCTCCCTTCGTTTTCACCCAACGACCGACAAAAACCTCCTGAGGTTTCGGTGATTGTGAGAAAAACACCTGCGCAGCTTTATATTCTGGTGATTCCACGCCAAAATCTTTTCCAATATCTTCCGCGGCAGAATAACGACGAATGCGCTCACTTACCGGAATGATTGTGGACGGGCCGAGAATGAGTAATGCACCAAAATTTCGCCCTGATGCTGCACGCGGCGACATGATCACATCAACATTAACAACGTTTGATACAGGCAAGCCCTGTGCCATAGCTTAATCTCCGAAAAAGATGACTGGTGCTTCCACCAGCGATTTAATACCGTACTCGCGCACAACCTTCCGGCGCAGGCACACCGTCATATCGTAGCGGCGGACCCATTGCTGATTAATAAGTTCAGGGAAGGGAGTCAGACCTGTGTAATCGCCAAGAGACAGCCCCAGCGCATTCAGTGCTGCGTTGTTCTGCGGTACAGATATACCGTCACGAAACCGGGACGCATACACCATCCCCGCCGGACCATAAAACGAAGCCATACACTCAATCGTTTCATGCCGCCAGAGCTGAGAGCCATCATCGGTCTGTCTGGTGAATGCCGGACTGTCATCACCTGACCATCCGATAACCCCAAACGCACACCAGTTCGTTTCAGCCGGTAGCAGTGGCGGTTGCTCTTTCTGCCAGCGCGGACGAACCATCCCGGCAGACAGACCGGAAACGTTACGCATCCACTGGCTTAACAGCCTGTCGAGCGCTTCGTCATAATCCGGATCGCCACTGGTTGGTATCAGCCATCCGCGCTCTGTGCTGGTGTTATTGCTCAACCGGAATTCCCCCATCAAACGGCAGCAACTCACAATGCGCCTGAACGAATCCGGCACCATACGCTGTATACGGGTCGACGAAAGTCACACGATAATCACGGCCCTGATACGTCACGATATCGGCATCACGGCCAGTCTGTCCCTGCGTCAGTCGCTCAGTCGTCACAATCAGAATTGCACCACTGATTACCTGCCCGGCCTGCATACGACGGTTTTCCAGAGAGCGATCAACAGTTACGACTCCGGCAAACTGCTTTTTAACTTCGCTGTCGCTGCCGATCCCGTCCTCATCCACCGTTTGCACACGGCGTGTTACCCACAAATTGAAGTCGCAAAAATCGGGGTCAAAAAGCACATCTGTTACATCAAGAGTCGGCATTTTTATCCCTCACAACATGGGTAATCGCTCTGCGATATTGCCCGGTGTCAATTAATGGTTTCGCCAGTTCGGTTCCCGGGGATTCGCCAGCAGCACGCCGGGCAAGTTCCAGTGTTGCCCCCTTGCGCCCCCGACGAGCCCGGGCTTCAACAGTACTGTCAGCAAGCGGCGTAAAGCCGGTAATGGTCATGTAACGCCTGACGCCATTAGCCGCCAGTGTTCCGGCACGGTTGAGTGCGCTTTCTGCTCCCGCAGCATTACCATCAAGTGCAGCCTGCGCCGCGACTTTGAGCTGCGGCACCGTCTGCTCTTCTGCCGATTTAACGCCGGGAACCAGGTGAGGTCGTGGCGGGATGTTCTGCTCTGGTGAGCCGTATTCATTGAGGTAACCGATGCCCGCATTACCAAACGGAACATCATCCCGCCCGCTGTCTTCCGAAGGGATGCCGACCAGCACATCTTTTTTGGTTAACGACCTGAGCGCATCCAGAATGGCCTTAGCGTTATCCACCCTCGTTGTTACACCGCTTTTGAAACTCATAGCTGGCGACCACCTGCACCGAACATCGTGATCAACTGATAAAATTCAGCGCCATATCGGGTGTTATTCCAGAAACCTGCATCAGGATTCAGCGTCGCGCTGGTGTCATAACTGACGCTTACCTTATCCACGGACTTTGAGGACTGAACACCATTGGTTGAACCGCCCGGACCACCAGCCAGCATCGCCCGGCTGTCTGCCGCCCAGAGCGTCATGTAGTGCGCAACGAACAACCCGGCAAAGTACGGAAACAACTTTTTGCCGGTGACGTTTTCGCTCAGCAGTTCATCGGCCAGATTCAGACGAAACTGGATTTGCGCTTCGGGATATTTGGCAGGGTCAGCAAACTGCGGGAAGTCGCGGCGAAAATCACTTACCGCTGGCAGACTTTGATTCTTTGGCATTTTTTACCTCGTTACGCGCGTCTGTGGCTTTGCCAACGGATACTTCCGCGTGCGCACGAGTGAACCAGTGCGTGGCAACGTCTTCCTCCACAGCATGACGGCCTTTAACAAACTCGCGCCGAGAACCGTCGGGAAGCGTGAGCACAAACGGGGTATGTACGTGTATTACTGCATCATTTTTTGCCATCGGGTCATCCTTAATGGCCCCACCAGGGGCCATGTGGCTGTTAAATGCCATCAACGTACGAAATGGTTTCTTTGTACACTGGCTCGACTGCACCCAGCTTGCCGTAGTAAGTGACGATCTGATACAGACCGCGATACTGCACCGGCACGCTCTGAAGCGGAACCAGCGGGTAGCGGACGTATTTTTTATCGTTGGTGTACGCAACCATGCGATCCTTTTTCCCCACACCACGGCCTTTCAGCCATTTAACCGCGCGGATATTCAGCGGAACACCGTTCTGGTGATAGCTGATGGTGTTGGTCTGAAGATACGTCAACAGGGACTGGTTACCCGCAGATGAAACGATGATACTGGACAACAGAGCAAACTGCTCAGGCGGGATCAGCAAATCACGCGGAACCACAGAGTAACCGGAAGCGGCCCACGCATCAGACAGCACCTGGTTAATGCTTGCGCGGATTTCGTCCGGTGTTGAGGTTGCCCACGTTTTGGCAGCGTTGTTGACAGGCACACCGTCCAGGGTAACAAGACCTTTCAGGTTTAATGCGGAATCGCCAACATACACCTGTTCATCGTTATCCATCTGCCATTTCAGTTGCATCCCGTCATACTTCTGCGTATCGATCGGGCGTCCGACCTGCTGAGCAGCCTGCAATTCTATGACCGTCCAGCCAAGTTCCATCCCCCACAGGTTCAGCGGGTTACCGGATTTGCCGATATCCACGTTTACGCCAGCAATAGCGGTTGAGTCTTTGCCTACCCAGTTTTTGCCATTCGGATTTGCACCAGTACCCGCAGCGGCGAAGCTGGTATTCGTCCAGCTGGAAATGTCATCTGCGATGGAGACATCTTCACGCAGTTGGATATCGCGGGTCCAGGTGTACCCCACCAGTGGCAGGTTCAGCGTCTGGTCGAGTCGCTCCAGCTCCCCGATGAGAAAGGCACCAGAGCTGTCAACGGTTGCCTGATCAAAAGTAATCATTCGTCTGTTCCTTAAATCTTCCAGGAAATTTCTGCATTGCCGTCAGCATCACCGGCACCTGTGAATTCAGCGTTGGTCAGCACCACGTTTTTGCCACTGACTGACGTGGCCATGAATCCACCCAGCGGCACTTTGATGGATTCATCAGTGGAGACGACAACGTATACCGGGTCGCCTTTTTTGATGGTGCTGGCATCAAAATCAGAACCGAGATTAACGGTCACGTAGCCACGCTTCATTGCGTCGCCCGGGAAGTTCTTGCCACTCCCCACCTGGCGAACCATGTCCGGCTGCGAAGTGGTCGGATAAGGGCGCACATAGATCCCCTTCACCTTGTCTGCGGTATCACCATCTGCCAGCGGCACGAAAAAACCGTCATCATCGTATTTACCAGCCAGCCCATAGGCAGCAAAGGCCTTATCGGATTTAAGGACCACCGGTTCGACGGTTAAGTCCTGCGGGCGAGAGACAGCCCCGGCAATGCCAACAGGCATCCGGTACAGAAATACATTATTCATTTTTTACCCTTTACGGTTTGCCCAAAATTCAGCGTTTTGTTTGTTCAGGGAAGCGATACTGGTCATGCCCATATTTGGGCGCTGTGCATCGCCGGTGGTGGCGCGGGTGTTTCGCCCTTTGGCAATCTCAGACACGGCATTAAACGCCATGTCGACTGATTGTTTCGGCAATTTGCGGATATCCGCATCACCGACTATCTGGCGAACCAGCGTTTTGTCAGCAGAAGCCAGAACCTCACGTTTGAACGCGGTCGGTTTCATCTTACGGCTCAGATCAATACCCGGAACGATAACTTCGGCACGCCAGGCTGAGTCACCAGTAATCGTGGTTTCCTCTTCATCGTCCTCGCCGTCACCGGTCGGATTATCGTCAGGCTTATTGTCGTTATCGCCCGTCGCATTTCCTTCCAGCTTAGCCAGCAGGGCTTTCAGTAATGTTTTGAGGTCATCATCACTGTCGCCCGTTGGACCTCCGCCCATCTCTGGTGCTTTGTCCGGTAGCGGTTGCTGCGGGGACAGGTTGATGTTGAGATTAACGCCCTGCGGCAAATCCCCCTCATCTCCTGTAACCGATGCGGGAGCCGACTCCACCAGTTCGTTCATGGTGTCAGCGTCACCCGTTTTGATGGCCGTGCGCATGCGGGTCCACCAGCTTTTCTTTTGATTTGCCATTGTGTCTCTGTCTCCAATTGCACAACGATTTCCGGCTCTGCCTTTAGGGACAAGAGCCACATGGTTTCCGGTAATATCAACCTGCTCAGCCTTACCCGGCTCAGTCTGCTTATATTCCGCGTCATAGCCACACGACACTTCGCGCAGGCCATCTTCGATCAGCTGAATGGCGTTTTCGTCTTTGACGATAAGGTCAGCCAGCATCAAATCAGACTGCACACCCGTCCCGCGCCGGACATTCTGAAGATGCCCGACCGCGAGCTCTTTCCAGTTCTCTGGATTCACCAGCCGCACATCCCCGTTTTCATCCTCGGGATGCAACACCGTGATACTCATTCCTTCGAATGAGGCAAGCGTGGCGGGATGGAATACCTGCTCAGGAGAACGCGTGACGACTATTTCACCGAACTTATCGGGTTTCAGTTTTGGCAGGTCATCAGCACCATAGAGCTGCTTACCTGTTCGTCCTATCGGCACGTCTTTGCACAGCAACGAGCCGTCAGCCAGCTGATAGCGGGTTTCCCCAGCCGGGTATTGAAAAAATATTTCATGTGTTACCTGCGATTCAGGCGGGATAAGAATGGGAGGTGGGAAAAACGATTTCTTTATAACAGCGACAATTCGGGAGCTCGCCAGCGTGACCGGTCATGCCATCAAGCGTTGGAGGTTTGCCCCATTCGACAAATTTACCTTCCATTTCCCGATGAGAATGCCTGACGTCACCATCTTCGGCTGTACGCCAGATATAACCATTCGAACCAATTGCCAGCGCACGCGCCTGATCCAGCGCGCCGGTTGCACGTCCAAGTTCAGTACGGGCAATCAGGTCAGCTCTGGACTTTGCTATATCACCCGATGCGGCTATTTCTTTAGCAAAATGTTCTGCTCTCCCACCGGTCACAACAGCTTCTATCGCCCGATTCTGGATGTCGTACACCCTGTCAGCCGCCTCGAGGGGAGCGATTTGATGTACTTGACCTGTTCGGCGATGATGGATTGCATCACCTGGCCCACAGGAGCGCTTTCCACAAGATTGCGGAGCTCGCGACTGATGTTCTTGCTGTGTTGCCGCCAAACTTTCTCGTTCTGCCGGGTTAGGTCCGCAGTAAAGTTTTCCGCGACCTTTGTCGCCCAGGGGGTGATGATTTCACTGTAGCGTTCCAGCGCCTCAATAATTTCCGTGATACTGTCATTTGAACCATCGTAGCGACCATTTACGATGTCTCCGACCGCCCGCGCTATCCTGCGTAGGCTGGTTCGATAGCGGATTTCCGCCTGACGGTTCCTGCGGTTCGTCATCAGGTTCGCCGATGCCGGGCGGCGCTTCATCTTCGGCATTCTCGATGTCCTCGTCGGTAATGGATGCCCCGATGCCGGTTACGTCAGAATTTTCGCGCAAATCAGTCATAGCGGCTTTCAGTGTCATCAGACCATCACCCAGCGCTGTACTGATTGCGTTGGTGGTATTTAACGCCACCGTTGAACGATCGACATCAGACATTTGCCAGAGCGGGTTAAACTCAAACGTGAAATCATCCGGGAGCGGCTTGCCAAGTTCCGAACGATGCATGATGTCCAGTATCCGCCGCACCGGAAGACGTAAACGTCTCTCCTGCAACGAACTGATGCGGTCGTAATAGTTGGCAAGGTCTGCATCACCGGTAGAAAATCCTTTCGGGGACTGTCCAAACAGCCGCACCAGTGGGATACCAACAGCGCCACTAATCTGTTCTGCAAACTGTGAAAGGATGTCATCCAGACCACTGAAGCTGTACTGATGAGTTTCAAACTTATCCCGCGAGTCCATGAGCGTCATGCCTTCATTGCTCTGGAACTGTCGAATCAGGTCTATATTCTTCAGCAACGCTTCATACGCAGGACCACCAAGTGCGATAAGCTCGCGTAGCTTCTCCACGCTGTAGGTACGCAAATGCGCTTTGTAGACCAGCTGCGCCGCGCCGACAGTAGCGCTGTCGAACGCGGTAAGACGATCCCAGATACGCTCTACAACCGACATTCCCCATTCGTTCTCGGTCATCTTCTGCTGAAATGGCAGCGTGACGCCATCAAAGCGAATCAGTCGACTGTGATGAATGCGCCAGGCAGGAATTCCCGTTGCTGTGGTCACCACATCGTAAAACTCAGGTTTACCCAGGTCCGGCCCCATATCTTTAATGCGGCGGGTCAGTACCGGGTCAATCATCCAGCGGTCGAGCGGGAGAATCCCCTTAAACTTGCCCTTACCGATGGTTTCGGGTCGCAGCGGGGTCATTGGTGCCTGCCCCTCGATCATGATGAAGCCGACCGCGCCGCCGTAGAGGCGAGACCATTTCAGCACGTCATTCAGCGCATCCCAGATTTGCAACTCATCCAGTTGTGATTCGAGAATGCCGCGATCTTTTGCATCAATTTCCGAAGTGATGCGAATGCCTTTGCGGGTCATATCATCCGGGATAGCATCGACCGCTTCGCCGATGATCCAGGACGAACGATAGGACCATTCCACCAGCATGCGGTTACGACTGGTGAAATTAGCCCGGTAGGTGGATGCTGAGTGCTGGTTAGGTGTCTGCATCCCTACGCGGGCAATAAAATTCTCATAACCATCAGCTGTGGCCTGCGCAGTTCGCCGCAGGGCTTGTTTGTTTCGTGTCATCAGGCCTGTCTCCCTAGCAGCTCCCAGATGTTCAGGGCTGAATTCATTGGGGCATAGTTGATCATCACCGCGTCGGCAAGGTTTGGCGATCGGGTTCCATCAGGCTGTTTATCAATAACTATTTTTCCCACACCATTAATGGAATAGGTCGGCTGCGAAAGCTCGATGATGAGTTTATCTTTGAGTGCCATGCTACTGCTGATTGAGATGATTTCGTCCGGGTTGTAAGCCATACCTTCAACCACGGCGCGCCAGGTATTCTGAAAAAGTTTACGTAACCGCCACCAGCTCTGGGCTTTGGCGTTAGCGAAGAAGTCCTTGTTCAGACGTGCGGCTTGCCCGTTGTCCCCGCGAACAGCTTCATCATCCGGATCAAATACCGCGCCACTACCTCGAAACGGTGTGGCAAGTATTGACGGTCGACGCGCAGCGTTACGCAGTTCGTTGATAGCGCGTGCATCGCCGCGAACGCCAGCGCCCAGCCCGTCCTCGTCAAAGCGAAACTCTTCGAGGTTGTCCTGTTCGCAAAAGCCGAAAACCTTCTCGACGGACTGATAAATGTCGCTGCCCACACCGGACCATTCCCGCACATTCTCCAGGAGGAAGCCATGACGGGTGGAAAAGGCATTTTTGTCCCTGCCTTCGTCGGCGACATCCATCGCGCCAAGTCGTTTGCCTGTTGGCTGGATCCCCAGTTTGATATGTGCATCAACGGCAGCCTGTACCCATTCGGATGGAATCAGGACGCCTTCCGCTGATGCGCTGTAGTTCAGGTCAAGTTCCTGTGCCACCACCACCGGATTGTCGATTTTCTCGCATTCCCTGCGATACCACTCTTCATCCTTGCGAGGATCATCCCGCCAGTGGAATGTGAATACCGGTATCTTCCCGCCATGACGCTTCTGAGCGAACGGGTTCGCCATGCCGTTAACTGAACTCAGGTCAATACGGCAACGCGTCGTTTGTGACAACGCCGCATCAATCAGCAGAGGACGCTGAAGGAATGCAGCCTCATCAACCAGATAAAGCGTGGTACGGTCACCACGGCCAATATTATCGCCAGCCTCACCTTTGATAACGGCACCAGTTTCAGGAAACTCAACGCGCATGTATGGTGCGTGCTTCTTTTCGTCCCACGAACCTCGAAACTCTACAGGTAGTGTTTCCACGAACTTGCGCGCCTTCCAGAACAATGCTTTCGGGTCACCGGTGCTGTCGACGTATTCCTCTTTACGGGAGCCGAAACCGATAACCATTTCTTTGTTGAAGAGACAAAGCGAGCATGCCAGCCCGCTCGCGGTCCAACTGAGCCCCATTTCACGGGATTTTTCGGTAATACCATTCTCCCGATTACCCCAGCGTTCCATAATCCAGTGGATCCACTCCTCCTGCTTAGGGAAGAGTAAAAACGGAATGGTCACCGGCAGGCCATAATCAATATTACGCGGGTCCGTTGTCATGCCCCAGTCGATGATGAACTGAGCCGGATTGGTTCGGTAAAACTGTTTTAGTGCAGGCAATATTTCAGGATTCTGGCGAATGCGCTGTAGGCGTTCCATCCGCCATTCAAAAACCATCTGGTAATCAGGATGTTTAAAATCGAAGGGGAATGGTAACGGCATACTTAGCCCATCATTTTTCTATACGCCTCTGCAGCCTGCTCCGGCGTTAAGTTGGTAATTTCTGTTCTGACTGGTCCTCCGTCAGCACCAGTCACTTCATTTTTGACATTGTCTTTAAACGCCTGAACAGAAACATGACGCCCGAGCAACTCAAGGTTTTTAACCTTATCAGGCCATTTGATTTTCTTCAGGAGAGCAGCACTATCTGCTGATGCCATCTCGACGACATCCATTCCTGATAGCGTTGTACGCCACACCTTAGGCCAGTCTTTAATCGGCTTCAGTTCGCCATTGGCAAGCAGAATGTCAAGCACGTCCATCTGATCGATTTCAGTCAGCCGTCACAATACATAGGCAGCGTCTATACCTACCTCTTCATTGCGTTCAGCCTTTAGCTCAGCAATGCGATCTGCTATGTCAGGTTTTGACAGGTTCTCGCTACCAGTGGCGCGAGCAGTTTTCTCGCTGTAACCCGCCCTGATAGCTGCCTGAGTGGCGTTTAAATCTTTCAGGTACTCACGGGCAAACAGCTCTTGTTTGTCGGTGAGCTTTGCCATTATTTGTGCTCCGTTTATCCGTTAAAAGGGATATCAGTTAAGTTATCCCGTGCAGGGTATAAGTCATTGTCGAGACCACTCATTGAATGGCCTCTGCAATAACCGATGTCTTTCCATCAGTCCGCCACCACAAAGAATCTTTTTCGCCATAAGGCAGGAGGTTCATCTTTCAGTGGCTGCCAGTGTTATTTCCCCACTTTCTGGCTTGTGTTGTTTCGCTGTACTGCCGTTAATTAGTGACCAGAAATTAACTCCGGTTTCATTATCAAGCCCACCCGTAGATGGGCTTTGTAATGGATAGCCGTTGCTCAGTTCTCGTAATGCTTTGATTTTCCCGATAAAGCAGTTTTGCGTTTGCCATCAGCACGCGATATCGAGAGTCAACTGCAGTTGCTCGCGCCAGTACTCGACACTTGCTTCAATAACCGGCTTATCCCATCGCCAGCGAGCCATCTCTCTTGCCCCATTGCTGGCTTTTGATTTCCGGTCATCGCGAATGCGACATGCTTGCTCATATTTCTGCTGCTCAGTCAGTTCACCGCGAAGCAGACTATCAATGTGCAGATCGCACCATACGGAGAATTTCGGATCGCACCATCTTGCAAAGGCAACTGATAACTTTGGATGCAGCCATGTTCCGCCGCCCCTGTCCTTTCGTGCCTTGCTTGTTTTTACATACCCGGAATCACGGGTATGTAGAATTTTCGATGGCTCACCTGAATAAACCTCATCCAGAGCTCTAACGTATTCGAGAGTTTCAGCGTTGGACAACCAGTGATCCAGACGCTTCCCGAAACGTTTTGCAATATCAGTGGCATTAATCCAGCCATCAGTATTGAAGCGGATAGGTTCGCCTTTGTAATTTAGTGGAACGATATTCATAGCGTCTTTACCTTTTAGAAAGTGAGCCTGTCTCACAGAAAAGCCGTCCCGAGATGGTCGCCACCATATACGGCAGTTCTCAGGCTCAACTTTCTGAAAGGCTCGGGTGATGTAATATGCGCGTGAGATGCGCTGTGAAATTCAGATGTAAAAAAGCCCCGCATCGCGAGGCTCGTTAAATGGACTTTGTGATTTGCAAAAAAATTATTTCAGGCACTGAGTCCTGATGTATTCCTGCAGGTAGTTAACCTGCGCGGTTATCCTATCGATTCCACTTCTGAGACGGTAATAATTGAGTTCAGCATCTGCTGTAAGTCTTGGGCTTTCTCCATCGCCCATGCTGCTGGCTCCGGTCGTTGGCTTTGCACAGGTGGCGGCGACTTGCAGGCGCTTACGACCAGCAGAAACATCAGCACGGAGGCTTTCGATAGTCGCGTTAGCATCAGCAAGCTCCTTTGTGTATCTGGCGTCGAGTTCTGCTACATCACGTTGACGCTTCTGCATATCAGCGATGATGGATGTGGCTTTATCGCGCTGCTCTTTGTAGGTCATGGCGTTATCACGGTAATGATTAACAGCCCATGACAGGCAGACGATGATGCAGATAACCAGAGCGGAGATAATCGCGGTGACTCTGCTCATACCTCAATCTCTCTGACCGTTCCGCCTGCTTCTTTGAATTTTGCAATCAGGTTGTCAGCCTTATTCTCGAACTGACCATAACCAGCGCCCGGCAGTGAAGCCCAGATATTGCTGCAACGGTCGATTGCCTGACGGATATCACCGCGATCAATCATCGGCAAAGCGCCACGCTCCTTAATCTGCTGCAATGCAACAGCATCCTGGCTTTTAGGAGAGAAGTCTTTCAGGCCAAGCTGCTTACGGTAGGCGTCCCACCAACGGGAAAGAAGCTGGTAACGTCCGGCTGCTGTTGATTTGAGTTTTGGGTTTAGCGTGACAAGTTTGCGAGGGTGATCGGAGTAATCGGTAAATAGCTCTCCGCCTACAATGACGTCATAACCATGATTTCTGGTTTTCTGACGTCCGTTATCAGTTCCCTCCGACCACGCCAGCATATCGAGGAACGCCTTACGTTGATTATTGATTTCCACCATCTTCTACTCCGGCTTTTTTAGCAGCGAAGCGTTTGATAAGCGAACCAATCGAGTCAGTACCGATGTAGCCGATGAACACGCTCGTTATATAAGCGAGGTTGCTACTTAGTCCGGCGAAGTCGAGAAGGTCACGAATGAACCAGGCGATAATGGCGCACATCGTTGCGTCGATTACTGTTTTTGTAAACGCACCGCCATTATATCTGCCGCGAAGGTACGCCATTGCAAACGCAAGGATTGCCCCGATGCCTTGTTCCTTTGCCGCGAGAATGGCGGCTAACAGGTCATGTTTTTCTGGCATCTTCATGTCTTACCCCCAATAAGGGGATTTGCTCTATTTAATTAGGAATAAGGTCGATTACTGATAGAACAAATCCAGGCTACTGTGTTTAGTAATCAGATTTGTTCGTGACCGATATGCACGGGCAAAACGGCAGGAGGTTGTTAGCGCAACCTCATGCCGCCCGCTTTCACGAAGATCATGTGTAGAAGGCCGCAGCGTAACTATCACTGATGAATTCAGGATAGCCAGTGGCTACGGCTCAGTTTGGGTTGTGGCGGTCGGTGCTGAACTCCGACTTAATGACGATAGGCGTGTACCGACGCCTCGTTTTACTTCCTCCGCTTTCACGGCTTCACCCTAGACCAGCTTTACGAAATCCTCGTAAACCTAACCGCGGCAGATATGACCGGCACGGTGTGCCATATCACGGACCGGCGGGTGTCTCGTTCACCTGATTAACGCATCAGCCTGCGTATTCACCACAACGATAAGAGTACTGCGCGGCACCTTTCACCAATTCCGCGAGGTCTGCGGGTTCAATGCTCTTACCTGTTGTGCAAACAAAAAAGCCACCGTTGCAACTTAAGAGTCACTAACGGCAGCTTACCTTCTAATTATGGCCAAATGGATAATTGCATGTCAAGGCTTTTAACAGCAACATGCTTAACTTTCTCAACACGTTTACGCATTTTGAAAGCATTTTGCATTGGCTGGTACAAAACAAATAACGACGCTTTCAGGATGTCGTCAATTTCGTTTCTACAGGTTGCCAGTGAAGGTTTTCTCCATCCCTCGCCACCACGTCCACACATCTTGCGTGGCTTTGCAGTCGCGTGATAGTAGGATTGAAGTGGTCAACAAAAACTGGCCACCGAGTTAGAGTTTTTCCAGTATCGATTTTCCGATTCGTTTGGGGGTAACCCACCGTTATATTCGTGCGGTCTTAGTGCGCTGTAATATCCAACGATATAGTCCGTTATGGCGTGAGCTGCCTCGCTGAAGCTTACGTAACCCACCACCGGCATCCATTCGTTCTTCAGACTCCTGAAGAAGCGTTCCATTGGGCTGTTATCCCAGCAGTTTCCGCGCCGGCTCATACTCTGTCTGATCTGGTATCGCCACAATAACTGCCGGAACTGCCTGCTCGTATAATGACTGCCCTGATCGCTGTGGAACATCACCCCGCCGGGCTTACCACGGGTTTCCCATGCCATTTCCAGCGCTTTCATGGTGAGCCTGCTGTCCGGCGAGAACGACATGGCCCAGCCCACTGGTTTTCTTGCGAACAGGTCGAGAACAACGGCGAGGTACGCCCAGCGCTTACCCGTCCAGATATAGGTCACATCACCGCACCACACCTGATTTGGCTCGGTCACGGCGAACTGCCTTTCAAGGTAGTTAGGGATAGCAACATGTTCATGACCACCACGTTTATACCGGTGAGTCGGCTGCTGACAGCTGACCAGCCCCAGCTCTTTCATGAGCCTGCCAGCAAGCCAGCGTCCCATCTGGTAGCCTCTCCGGGTTGCCATTGTGGCGATGCTTCTTGCTCCGGCCGAACCGTGGCTGATGCCATGTAGCTCAAGTACCTGACTGCGTAATACAGCCCGTCTGCCGTCTGGTTTTTCAGGACGGTTTTTCCAGTATCTGTAGCTGCTGCGATGAACCCCGAACACATGGCAGAGTGTGACCACAGGATAATGCGCTCTGAGTTTCCCGATTATCGAGAACTGTTCAGGGAGTCTGACATCAAGAGCGCGGTAGCCTTTTTTAATATTTCATTCTCCATTTCAATGCGTTGTAGCTTTTTCCTGAGCTCACGGATTTCAATTTGTTCCGGGGTAATGGGGGAGGCTTTTGGTGTTTTGCCCTGACGCTCATCACGCAGTTGTTTGACCCATCTTGTCATTGTGGAAAGGCCAACATCCATAGCTTTGGCGGCATCTGCCACCGTGTATTTCTGGTCAACAACCAGTTGAGCGGATTCGCGTTTAAACTCTGCGCTAAAATTTCTTTTTTTCATTGGAGCACCTGTGTTGTTCTGAGGTGAGCATATCACCTCTGTTCAGGTGGCCAAATTCAGTGTGCCACTTCAGATGATTTTCTTCAGGCGGCGTTTGCGTTTCTCGTTGACCGCAACAGCGTGTGGCAGTCTGTCACCGACTTCGGTGTTGTAGGCGTTCAGGAAGGATTCGTAGTCGATTCGTTCTGCCTTGCGACGTTCAGGTTTAACATGCCCATCGCCGCCCCCGTTAGGGGGTAAGGGGGTATTTGTATTTATTGTCTTTTGTATATTGTCTTTTGTGTTTAGCTGACTTGGCTTATACCCATTAGCCGACTTGGCTAATGTTTTATTAGCTGTTTTAGCTAATGTTAAGCTGTCCTGGCTAATCCACTGAGAAACCACCTTGTTCACTCCGATTTTCACGCCATCAGCAATGAGGAATTTACGCTCAATAAGCTGGCGCTTGGCAGCGCAAACATGAGTGTGATGAATACCTGTCATGGCTGCTATCTGCGTGTTTGTGAGTCGATCCATCGGCTTATTGAATCCGTATGTCTTGCGCATGATAGCGAGCATCACCTTCAACTGCCGGACGGTTAAATCAGCCATCAGCAGACTGTCGGTAATCTCGTTAGCAACGCGCATGAAACCATCTTCGGTATCTGCCACGCGATGCTCCACGACCTCCAGTTGAGGCCTGTAATCAGCTAACTTAACGACGCCCATGTTTCACTCCTGCTTTGGCTAGTCTGTAAACACCAACAAGGCGCTCTGCGAACGCCCTGTTATTTGCTGCGGCTACCACTAATCCCTCAGGTGAATCAGGGTGTCGAATCTCTTCTTTTTCCTGGTATTTCTTACGACGTTTTGGCATAATTACTCCTGTGGATTGATCCAGTCTTTCTACATCAGGCCTCGAAGAATTCGCCGTTCTTCGGGCTTTTTCTTTTGTCAGCATTCTGGCTACTTGCTTAGCCAGTTCCGCCAACTCCTCGTCTTCAACACCCCATTCAAGAACAGCCAGAAGCATTCCCATTTTTGGGATGAAGCTGTCTTTCCATCGCGAAATTTGCGATTCATTAATCCCTAACGCGTCGGCAACCTTTCGCTGACCACGTACAGCAATTCGATTCAGGATGTTGCTTGTAATTGCATTCGCTTTCTTGCGAGTACTTGTAAGTTGCATATGTAAGTATTTCCTTAGATAACAATTGATTGAATGTATGCAAATAAATGCATACACCATAGGTGTGGCTTAATTTGATGCCCTTTTTCAGGGCTGGGATGTGTAAGAGCGGGAATGTCTTAAGCGGCTTTGTGTTCCGGCGGGAACACGTCATCAAGACTGACTTTTGCGCCTAACTTGTTTAGGCACTCAACAAGAGCACGGCATGTTTTAAGGTCTGGGAAGCGACGACCAGATTCCCAATGTCCGATAGCTCCCTGTGTGCATCCAACTGCCTTAGCAAGTGTTGTTTGAGAGATATTCAGTGACTCTCGATATTTTCGTAGTTTGCTCATATGCCCTCCATAGTAACCATGAAACAATAATACGATATGTACTTTTAGAATGCAAACAAAAAAATACATCTTGTGCATGGATGGTTTTAGTACAGAGCGTAATAATAAGGGTATGAAAATGAAATGGTATGAACTGGCTAGATCCAGAATGAAAGAGCTCGGCATAACTCAAGAGAAGTTAGCTGAAGAGCTTGGTATGACGCAGGGTGGAATTGGTCACTGGTTGCGCGGATCTCGTCATCCATCTCTTGACGAGATTGGTGTGGTGTTTAAATACCTTGGTATTGATAACGTCTCATTCAACCACGACGGTACATTTTCACCTGTTGGCGAATACTCATCTGCCCCCGTTAAAAAACAATATGAGTACCCTGTTTTTTCTCATGTTCAGGCCGGGATGTTCTCGCCTGAGCTTAGAACCTTTACCAAAGGTGATGCGGAGAGATGGGTCAGCACAACCAAAAAAGCCAGTGATTGTGCGTTCTGGCTTGAAGTTGAAGGTAATTCCATGACCGCGCCAACAGGATCCAAGCCAAGCTTTCCTGACGGGATGTTAATTCTCGTTGACCCTGAGCAGGCTGTTGAGCTAGGTGATTTCTGCATAGCCAGACTTGGTGGTGACGAGTTTACCTTCAAGAAACTGATCAGGGATAGCGGTCAGGTGTTCCTACAGCCACTAAACCCGCAATATCCAATGATTCCATGCAATGATAGCTGTTCCGTAGTAGGGAAAGTTATCGCCAGCCAGTGGCCTGAAGAGACATTTAGTTAACAGCCTCACAACTCTAAAACACACAACAATAACCCGACCTTAGCGTCGGGTTTTCTTTTTCCAAAATATAAACCCATTAAATACAAAGCGTTATAAAAAACTAATTATATTTAGAACATTTTGTATTGACTCGATAAAGTACAAATCGTACTATTTAGCCATCAGCAGGACGTGCTAACCACCATGAAGGTGACGCTCTTAAAAATTAAGCCCTGAAGAAGGGCAGCATTCAAAGCAGAAGGCTTTGGTGTGTGTGATACGAAACGAAGCATTGGCCGGAAGTGCGAATCCGGATTAGCTGCCAATGTGCCATTGCGAGGTGTTTTCGTTCAGGACTACGACTCCCACACACAACCAAAGCTAACTGACAGGAGAATCCAGATGAATGCACAAACACGCCGCCGCGAACGTCGCGCAGAGAAACAGGCTCAATGGAAAGCAGCAAATCCCCTGTTGGTTGGGGTAAACGCAAAATGAGGTGTACTGGCAATAGCGGACACTACCATTTGTTCTTTTTTTAAGCAGCCATCTGATGATATTTTTCCCTGAAGGCTGCCGGGGAGATATTCCCCAGACGAGAGTGACGACGCTGACGATTGTAGAAAATCTCAATGTATTCCCGTATTACTGAGATGGCCTCATCCCGGCTCTTAAAACGATAGTGGCTCAGGCTTTCATTTTTCAGCGTTCCCCAGAAGCTTTCCATCGGAGCGTTGTCGTAACAGTTACCTTTACGCGACATTGATGTTTTCAGACCAAACTGCTCCTGTATGACCCGGTAATCGTATGCGCAGTACTGTGAACCTCGATCAGAGTGGTGGATTAGCCCGGCAGGTGGGCGCTGGCTCCTGAGCGCCATAAACAGGGCTTTACCTGTCAGCTCTTTTGTCATGCGCTCTCCCATGGCGTAGCCGACAATTTCGCACGTATAAACATCTTTGATGCCAGCGAGGTACAACCATCCCTCCTGTGTGGCAACATACGTCAGGTCCGCCACCCAGACCTGATTTGGTGCTGTAGGAGCGAACGTCTGGTTCAGCAGATTTGGCGCAACTGGCAGATTGTGGTTCGGGTTCGTAGTCGCTCTGAACTTGCGTTTCTGCTTACAGCGTAGCCTCAGCTCCTTACGAAGACGTGCCAGTCGGTCACGACCAACGATGATGCCATTCTCTGCCAGCTCCGTCTGGAGCCGCCGGGTTCCATATGTTTCGCGAGTGCGGATATGTGCCACCTTAATCTCCAGTTTTAGCCGCTCATCACTTTGTTTTCTGTCTGAGGGTTCATGCTGTACCCAGTTGTAATAACCGCTCCTGGATACACCAAATACCTGACACATCGCTTCAATGGGAAATTGTTGTCGCCATTGTTCGATTAACGCGTATTTTTCAGCGACTCCTGTGCAAAATACGCTGTTGCTTTTTTTAATATATCGCGCTCAAGGCGAGCTTCATTTAACGCCTTACGCAGTTGCAGAATTTCAGATTCCAGTTCAGCCACCGTGCGGGAACCAGGAGTACCGAGCCCTTTTCTGGCGGCGGTAACCCATTGTCCTAAAGTGCCTTCAGGAAGGGATAATCGGGAAGCGCCTTCACTGATCGAAAGTTGATTTTCAAGAACCGTTCTGACAGCTTCGGCTTTGAACTCTTTAGAGTAACGTTGGGTTTTTCTGCTCATTATTAGCTCCTTCTGATGCCATTCTATTTCAGGAAGGAGTGTCCGTTAAACTCAGGCTACCTCAGTGCACCCGCCATCGATATCAGCATGGGTAGACAGAAAGATGAGAGAGCCGGCGCAAGCCGGTTTTTTATTTGAATTCACCGACGCCGCTTAATGCGGATTTCTTTTATCTGAACTCGCTACGGCGAGTTTTGTTTTATGGAGATGATAAATGCACTTCCGAGTAACAGGTGAATGGAATGGAGAACCATTCAACAGAGTTATCGAAGCAGAGGACATCAACGACTGCTATAACCACTGGATGATATGGGCGCAGATAGCGCATGCAGACGTAACCAATATTCGAATTGAAGAACTGAAAGAACACCAAACCGCCTGATGGCGGTTTTTTATTGGAGACAAGAAATGTCAGATTTGGCTATGAAGATTTTGAAATGGCAATCGACTGGCGATGTCGGCATCAGTAGCGCAACTCTTGCCTCAATCGCATGTGGACTGAAAAAGAATATCTATGGTCATCACTTCGGCGCTCCCCATGACGAGCAGACTTCCGGCGATGCGTTGCACTTGTTGAGCAGATTCCAGAAATCAGAGATTCATTCGACAAGGTTGCAAAGCGCGTTCCGGCATTCAAAGGCATCCTCAACGAATGGGATTCTCTCGTTGCTCTGTTGAAGTCTGAAATGAAGATACACGGAAACAAAGCACCAGAGACTTACAGAAGAATCAGCGAGCTACGCAAGGACTAACCATGAAATAACACCGCCTCACACTCGATGAGTCCTGTTCATTTCTCAAGATATCCAGACCTATCATCGCCGCATCAATGCGGTTTTTTATTACCTGATTTGCAGGTTCGATTCCCTATTCGGAGATAGCACTCATGCAACACGAACTACAGCCTGATTCACTGGTTGATTTGAAATTCATCATGGCCGATACTGGCTTCGGTAAAACCTTCATCTATGCTCGGATTAAGTCCGGAGACCTTCCAAAAGCCAAAGTTATCCACGGGCGAGCAAGATGGTTATATCGTGACCATTGTGAATTCAAAAATAAGCTCTTAAGCCGCGCCAATGGGTAA